AAGCCAGCACCGAGGTTGTAGGCAAAGCTCACCAGCGCCGATCGCTGGTTGTCGTCCATCACCTTCCAGTGCGGGATGGTGCTGGCCAGCTTGTCGGCGATGCGATCCACCTCAAGCCGCAGCATCATGTCGGCCTCGATCATGGTGATCTTGTCGCCGCGCTTCACCGGCACACCGCCGCTATAGCGGGTGGTGCCATAGCCGATCGTCCATGGATCGCCACCGCTGAGCGGATCGGGGTATGCGGAGAGATGCACGCCCTCGAACTGCTTGATCAGGTTGATGCCAGCCGATAGATCGATTTGCTTTCCATCCTGCGACCAAGCCTCGAACCACGGCCGATCACGCCGCATCGCCTGCTGATAGCCATTGGCAGCAAGATCTTGCTCGAGCAGGCTGATCGCCGCGGCCTGATGCGGGAGTCCCTTGTAGTACCGAAACAGAGCCTGCAGTGTGATCGGCGCCGTGTTGGCCATGTCAGCGACGCTTAGGGAACATGATGCGCAATGCTTGGAGGAGGAGCTGCAGCCAGCTATTGGACTTCAGCGGGGAGACGGCGATGATCTCGGAGCCAGCGGCCACGATGATCGCGATGATCGCAATGGTTTCAGGGGACATAGCAGCAGTGCCTGAATCTCTAAGTTACTGCTGAAGCTCCAGTGCGCGCACGCGCTTATCTAGGTCGGATAGTTCGTTGCGTGCGTCGATCTTCAGCTCTTCGATCGATTTGGCCATCTGCACCACGGTGGCCTCGATCCGTGCGGACTGGATCTGCATCGAGATCAGCAGACCACCGATGGCGATCATGCCAGTAGCTAAGACGGTGGGCAGCGAGGCGGAGAAGACGCCACCTACGCTCTGTGGTTCTTCAGCCATCGCTGTGGCGACTTCCATCCCATCCATCGTAGCGATCGAACGGGTCCGGCCTCCCCTGCAGGATGACCACCGCACGGCGATAATAATGATTGTCCGTCTTCCCGACACGCTCGAGGTGGTCGCGAATCTTGCGCCAGTTTTCGAGCGTATCGCGATCCATTAGCGGCCTTGCCCCCGCAGTGGCTTGCGGCCGCGGCGCCGTGGGCGGGACTGTTGGCCGTACCCCTGGCGCGTGGTCTTCGGTGGTCCCGGCTGATGCTCAATGCGAGCGGTGCCGGTTTTGGACTTGACAGCCATTATGCGTTCACCGACGTGATGATGGCAAACCGAAGCACCAGTGCCTGAGCCAGAGCGCCAGTGGTGTTGTTGCGGATTGAAATGGTGGCCGAGCCGGCGGCTGGTGCTGCGTTAACGGTGTATGCACCGAGGGTGCCACCAGAAGCGTGGTTAATGACGATGGCGTCTTCTGCGGTAATGGCGCTGTTGTTTAGGGTGAAACTGACGATTGTTGCCGCTGCCAGCGAAGCGGCGGTGGTCGTGATCTGACCCGTAACGGTATTGAGCGTGACGGCCGTTGCCTTGCTAGTCGCCTGTGTCACGGTCCCACCAGCGCCAGTGCTGTAGCCGATACCGGCCGAGGCTGAACTGCTGGCAATAAAGCTGCTGCTGGTAAAGCTACCGCTAGTGCTGATGTCGCCGGACGTGATTGCAGTGCCGCTAACTTTTCCGGCAGTACTGATTGTGGCAAGTTTAGTATCAGCAATCGCCGCTGATGCGTTGATGTCAGCATTAACAATGCTGTCGCTGAGGCTAAGTTTGCTGTAAGCAATCGCAGCACTGCTGTTAATGTCAGCATTAACAATGCTGTTGCTTAGGCTGAGTTTGCTGTAGGCAATCGCTGCGGTATTGCTTACGTCGGCATTAACAATCGCACCAGGGATTGCAGCCGCGTAGCCTAAAGATGTCCAGGTTGTAGAGCCGGTGCCTAGCTTAAATTTGCCAGTGTCTGTTTCAAACCCAAGTTCACCCGCCGACAAGGTGGGGTTGGCAGAAGTCCAGTTGGCCGCCGTATCGCGACGAAGCTGGATCTTTTCAACTGTGGTGACTGCCATGATTAACTCTCCTGCGCTGGGGTAAAGATACCGTCAACATAAAGCCAGCCAATGTCAACAGTTGCATCTTCGGCAAGCTGGATGGCTTGCACCCCAGGCTCCGGTTGCCAAGGTGGGTTGCCGTCCCAGTTGATGATGTTGATTACAGCGCCAGCGGAATCAATGAGCGCGTAGATCATGATTAGGCTCCCCAGTATTGCAGAAGAATAACTCCGCCGATGCCGCCGGTTGCATTGGAGTTAGCGTTCGATTCTCCCGATCCACGCGAGCCAGGGGAGAATCCGCTTGTTACTGACCATGCTTGCGCGGCTGTACTGCTTGTGGCTCTTGCTCTTTCAATGATTGAACCTGTGACATAAGGTGCAGCAGCAACGGAAATGTTTGTGCGACGCACATTGGCATCAGTTGTACTGCAAGTGCCGTTGGCTCCGTTGGTTCCATTGGCGCTGTCGGAGGCGCTACCTCCCCCGCTACCTCCTGTTGCTGTAATCAATGCAGATCCCCCCTGCGGAAGGAAACTACTGGATCCACCGGCCGCACCACCGGCGCCATTGCTACCATTACCTCCTGCTCCAACTGTGACTGTATAAACCGTTGATGGAGTGACCGTTAATACGCCAATACCAATACCCGCATAACCACCGGAACCACCAGTAAAAAGTGGTCCCGATCCATCATCGAATCCTTGTCCACCTCCACCGCCGCCGCCGATAACAGTGGCAACGATTTTTGTCACGCCAGCGGGGCAGGTCCACGTTGTGCTAGACGTAAAAATTTGTACCGTCGGACTTGCGCCAGTCGTTGCCCAAGAGACATCAGTCCCATTGGTGGTTAGAAATTCACCGCTATTGCCAGTTTGAGATGGTAGTAGTGCGTTGATGGCTGCGGTTGCAGTTGTTTGGCCGGTTCCACCGTTTGCAATAGGGGTCACGCCGCCAACTGCAAAAGTAGCGTCAAGCGTGCCGATGACGATCCAGCCGTTGTTGGCGCTGTTGCGGACGCGCCAGGTGGCGGGACTGGTGCTGGTGTCAACCCACGGCTGGAAGGCATAGGTTGGAGACGGCGCTGCATTGCCGCTGTGCTGCGTCCACAAGGCTGCCAGCTGGTTGTTCAGGTCTGTCCTGAATACCGCGCCTGTGGCGTTTGCTACGTTGCCGTCTGCTTGGCTCATTAAGTGATTTGCCTGCCGAAGCCGGTAGCAGTGTAGGTGAAATTACGGCTGACGGCCGCATTGGCGCTATTGAAGAACGTCACGGTAAAGCCCGTGCGCGTCGGCGTGCCAAGCGTGAAGTAGTCGCCGGTGGCCATGTTGGAGGCCGTAATGGACACCGTGGGGGCTTGGTAGAAGTTGCTGGTGAACGTTGCGTTGTATGCCCCAGCGCCACTGGTAATACTGGAAGATTGTTCAACTCGTTGCTGCAGCTCGGCTATCGCACCCAGTTCAGACACGGATACCAAGACGAAGGGGCTTTCGCTTTCTGCATCCAACTTGAGTTGAAATCCTCGCCCGCGCACCGTGCCGTTGATGATTTCGTTCCAAGGTCCCCATGTCGGGGTGGCTGCCGGATCGTCGTTCGTGGCGCGAACGTACATGTTGCAGAAAGTCACGTCCAAGGCACCACCATCAATATCGGGCAGATCGTCAATCAGTGTTGTGATGTCGTCCCACAGCGTGCCAAATCCATAGGGAGTGCTAACAATCCTGCGGCGTAAATTCAGGTCGTATACAGCGCCAAGATTAAGCGTGTCCTTGAACTGGTAGCTGCCTGTTTGCGTTACATCGGCTGTGTAGTTGCTGGCTTCTGCATTGGCGCCATCCAGTGTGTCAAGCAGTGTGTAATTGGTTGTTGAGTTACCGCCGTCAATCGTGTCGAGTGTTGTGTAGTTTGTTGCCGCTTCTCCGCCATCAGTCACATTGAAATACGCAAGCGTTAGGCCGCTATAGAAATTGGAATACACCATGTTGGTGCTGGTTCCGCTAAAGACTGGCGTGAGATTTTCCTCTTCCCAGGTTTTTACATTTAAACGAGACTGCGGTTCAGGTAGCGACGCAGCAATGCTTGTGGCGTTAGCAGATTTGCTGCCATTTTGATCCTTGAATTTAAGGAAGTACGTTCCACTCAAAAGCGGAATTTGTTTTTGAGTCTGGTTACCGGCCGCAGACTGAACAATCGGGTTGCTGTTTGTCCAACTGGCTCCAACTCCCTCTGTCGGATCATGATGAATAAGTACCTGACCACCAACCAGAACATCAAGTTCTTCGGCCAAATTCCAGCTGATGATTGCTGTTGTGTCGTTGATTGCAACCAAATTCACGCCTGTTACATCGGCTGGAGCAGCACTGGTGCCGGTCACCTCAACAGTTAGCGTGCTGGCAACACTACTCAAAAGCCCGGTAGAGCTGATTGCATAGACCTCAACATCGTATTCACCCGCCGTAACATCAAGAATGTCAAAGCTGGGACCTGTCGCCTCAGCGGCAACCCAGTTACTGTTTTGCTCTCTATAGCGAACTCGATACAGCGAAACGCCTTTAATTGGCAGCCAAGACAATGCCAGCTTGGTCAGCACCCTGCTACCAATTACGTAGAAGACTTCTTGGGCGAGTAGGTCGGAAGGAGCGTTTGGAATCGTATTTAAATTCGTGATTGTTCTGGTTTGTAGTGGTGTGTCTTGCTCGATAAAGTCAAACTTGCCTGGGTCGTAGGTAATTGCGTTGATCGTATAAAGAAACCCGTCTTGCTCTTCGACGCCAAGGATGCGCCAAGTTGTCGTTGCAAGCGTGTCGTCGGAAAGCATCCAAATGCTGTTTGCAAGTGGTGCCGATGTAAATGCGGACGAAACCGTGATGACTCCGCCAGAGATTGTTGATACATCTCTTGTTTCGACAATACCGTCAGACAAAATTACAGAGACCGTGCAGCCACCACCAACTGACAAATCCGTGTTGGCAGTGTTATCAACGGTGATGGTAGTTGTGGTTGCTGCTGAAATGCGTCCAGCACGGCGGGCGCCAGCACGCATTGGATCTTGAACAGAAATAACTTGGCCTGGTCGGCAAATTACGCCAGCCTCGATAGACGCCGTAAATGTGATGATCTCAGAGTTCTGTTCTGAATACAGCAGCCACTCGCCTAGACGTCTTGCCTGCCCCCTTGACGTACAAGCAAAGCCTTCAATATCAGCACGCAGCACTCCATACTTGGCGATTGTGTCGGCTGCTGCTTCAACAACCTCGAAGTTGACATCACGAGTTTCAAGGTCGAAGTATTTAACGCTGACAATGGTATGGCGCTGCTTCAGGCTGCTACCGCTATAGCTAAATCCACTTGCAGTAACGTTGGCAAGAGTAAAAAGATATGTGGGATCCTGCGGTCGATCCTGCGAGATGGTCAGCGCACCAACGCTCCAGTAGGGCATAGCCCGCATGGTGCTGCAGAGGTCGTTGATGAGCTTGTAGGCGTCTTCGCTGGTTTGGATGTTGACGTTGCAGCTGAAGCGGGGTTCAGTGCCGCCAAATCCATCGGGAACCAGTGCGGAGGCATACTGGCTAGCGGCATAGAACGCCCACTTATCAAGCTGGCTACTGTCAATATGATCGCCAAAGCCCCATCGGGTGTTTGTCAAAAGTGCGTATAGACACCAGGCAGGATCTGATGTCCATTGAGCAGCTCCAAATGTGCCGTTCCAAACGCCGGCATATGTCAGCCGTCCAGTTGCCAATTCAACAGTGGCATTTGACGGGATGGGAATTTTAAGGCCGCGAACTTGATAGGCGCGTCGTGGAATATTGTTAAATTGTTCAGCGTCAAGGCGTATGCCAACAAGGGCGCTGTTGGGATACTTCAGTTTGCCGTAGACAATTTGCGTAAAACTTGTCCAGGTAAACGAGTTACTCAGTTTGGCGCTGGTGCTGTCTGCCGTTACACGAGTAACACGTATATCTACCGGGAAGGAATCATTCAGTTGAATGTTCCCGCTCGTGGTTAGCGATGTGGGCGCCGTATATGTAAATGTAGTGTTATTTGTTACGGCCAGCACAGTGCGTGTGCCGCTGGTCGCCGTTCCGGAAAGAATGTCTGAGTAAAAAGCAGCGCCGACTGTAAGGTTGTGCGGGGTTGCAGTCGTGACAGTTACGGTTGTTGCTGCTTGGCTGTATGTGCCTGTTATTGTGCCATTTATAGTATCTAATTTGATGATGTAATCACGCTGGTATTGGTCATTTGTGCGGCCACTGATAGTGTCATCTTTGACAATGCTGAAGCCGCCACCGTTGTATTGAACTGAAATTTGCAGCCTGATTTTGGCGCCAACAATATCGCCGTTGTCTTTAATCTGCTGCAGCGCAGGAATACTGATTGTTACTCGAACGGCATCAGTGTCTGTTGCGGTAATTGTGCGAGTGACGGGTGTTGCTTGTAAAACAACCGTTCCAACGGCGGTCTCATCATCGGCGCTATCAAATCCTGGAATATAATCTTGCGCCTGTGTCCCGTACCGCGTTTGAATTGATGCAACTTTAAAGTTGTAATCAGCAGGTTGCGGTGATGTTTCGTCTGCCCCAGTCCGAAGAACCGGTGTGTTATCAAAATAAATGTCCTTCAGAAGAGTGGTGTTATAAAGCTCCGTGCCGCGTGTGTAGCCGAGGCGTGATGGAGTCGCAAAGCCTTCAATTTCGCCCTCACCCAGCAGGTCAATGACATTGGCGAATGCGGTGCTGTTGAGGTTGTCGCGTGCCTCCGTGGGCGTATACGATCCGCCGGCACCACCACCACCGCCGCCGCCCTTTCCACTGCCAAAGCCGCCACCGCCGCCACCGGCACCTTGCAGTAAACGTGGATCAGTTTTTTTCATATCTGGTCGATGTCGATTGCGGCTGAAATAACCGTCGAGCCAACCACAACCTCGCCGAAAATAATCGGAACCGGAACCCCTGCACGAGATACGTTCTGGACCCCGCTGAACGAGTAAGACTTCCTGGGATCGTCTTGTTGATTGACGCCTTGAGGGGTGTTGGTGGTAGGCGTCATGAGTTGCGAAATACCACCCAAAACCAATACAACACCAATGCTGCCAATAATGGATGATGCGCCAGCGCTAATAAAACCAGTCGCTAATCCTGATGCAACGGATGCCTTTAGTCCTGCGCCCAATCCCAAAAAGCCAGCACCGGCTGGCGCAAGAATAATTGATGCCGCAATCAAACCGATACCGGCCAAGATTTGCCCTGTGCCGCCGCCCGCACCACCAATAACAGGAACAATTTTGATTGTTTGGCTGCCGGCAGGATCGCAAACCTCCTCCAATGCCAGATCACGCTCCCCGAGTGCCACGCGATAATGCTGGCTGGCCATATGCTGCTCAAGGGCAGGCCAGTTTGCCAGCAAGAAGCGGACAGCCTCGGCTGCGCTACTTACATCAGCGTGCAGGACGCGATGGCCGATGAATTTGGCGAGTTGGCCATACAACCTAATCTCGCGAAGCATGGCGCAGCCTCCTTCCAGTCACATCGTAGAACCAACCGCCGTACAAGTCACGGCTACTTAGGCGTCCCTGCAGGTGATGCAGGATTTGTTGGTCCTCACCAAGATAGACGGCAACATGGTTAAGGCCACGGCAGTTGATGGCCATCAATAGGGCATCACCACGTTGCAGCGGTTCGCTCTCGTGCAGTTCGCGGAAGCCAGCCTCGCTCCAGTAGCGGTCAAACAACGGGTCGGCCAGAAATAGATCGGGTGTGGCTGGGCGCTCCCAGTCCGGCAACTCCAAACCCCACTCACGCTGCCACCAATCCCGCGCCAGTGTCCAACAATCGGCAACGCCCCATGTCCAGGTGCGGCCAAGCAGCGGCGCCTCATACCCGGAAGGCTCGAACGGTCCACCCCAGGCTTCTGTTTTGGGGTTGACGATCCACCAGGGGAGGCCGCTCTTCTCGATGGATACAAGGTCTGCCTGGCTTGGCTGCGGCGGTGTTAACGGGTGGGAATGGATAACTGCCAGCACTTCACCTTTGTCTTCGGCAGCCGCAAAGTCGTTGGGATCCAGGATGAATTGCTGGTGGTTTTCCGCCAAATTGCGGCACGCCACATAACGCCGCCGGCCTTTAACCACCACGAGTAGCCCGCAGGCTTCGCGTGGGTCTTCAGCTTTCGCGTGAGCGAGTGCAGCGTCTTTCCAGGTCATGCGTAGAAGGTTCCGATTCCGGGGAATGACCCAAAGGGTAAAACCTCGTTTTCGCCAAAGCGCAGCTTGCAACTATTTAGGCGTTTGCCACACACATCCTCTTCTGGATCCGGCACGGATTCATCATTGGCATCGAAGTAGGTGGTGCCTGTGTAGCTGCACTCCGGGCTTCGGTATACCCATTGGCAAATGTTGATGCACTGCCTTTTGGGCGCTCGAACGCCGGCTAAATCAAAACTGGAGGCAAGCTCAAACTCCACCACATCCCTGTTTTCGGTTGAGCGGCGATCAATAAAGTAGACCTCGCGTGGCCATTCGGCGAGGGGATCGGGTGTATAAGGACTCACGCCACCAGGAAAGTTGACCGCATCTAAATACCTTGCCTGTGTGCGTCTCCGAGTAACTTTTGCGCCTTCAAGACCATTGGGCAGACTGAGTAGCAGCGCCGTGATTGTTCCCATCAAATTACTGACGCTTAGCTTGGGTCGCGGTAACTGGCCGGTGCCATTCCAGTTGAAGTCGGTGGCCTCAATAGGTAGACGCATATAGCTTTCGCCGTCGAACACAATTTCACCATTGGCGTTTGAGTTTGCACCAGCGTGGAATCGGTAAAGCGTATCTACTCCATGCTGCGTTGTATTCAACTGCAACTCAAACAGTTCAATGATTGCGGAAGGCGCAATAAGCTGAAATTCCGCCGATAAAGCGGAAATTGCCAACCATGTAATCGTGTTGTCGATGGTTGTGACATTGATTGTTGTGTTCCAGCTCGGTTCTGTAGCGGCGGAAGTGCCTGCAACAGTGCAGCGAAACGCCAAACCTGCTGCTGTGCCGGTGGTGGGGGCAACAATGTCACCAACCGAATAAGACGTGGCGGATGACCAAGCTGAGTACGGCATCAGGGTTCAAATACTTGACGGAAGGTGGCCGTGATGTTGTTGAAGTTGCAGCTCACCTGACTGGTCTGCCATTCGCTGCACACCCACTTGCCGGCATAGCCATTCGGATCAGTCCAGTCAAACGACTCAGTAGCACCTCGAGCGCGCAGGAAGGTGAGGATGTTGTCTCGTTCGGTATCATTTCGATTGCTGAACTGAAGCTGCCAGGTCTTTGGTTGTGTGTTCAAGCCATAGGCAAGGCGTTGCTCATAGCCATCGCCAAATTTAACGGTGCGCACCGTAGGCGCTTCGGACAGATCAGCGCTGAAGCTGGGCGTGTAGGTGAAGGTGGCCATTAGTTGAGCAAGCCTCCTGGTCGTTTCTGCTTGATCAGTTCCTGCTGGACCGCGATGCCAATGGCCTTACCAAGTTGGTTGGCCTGATTGCCGTCGCCTTGCACGTTAGAGCCAGCGGCATCAACGTTCACCGTCACACTCACCGCACCGCCACCGTTGGTGGCCTGTACTCCAAGCCGGCCATCACGGCCGCGGCGTAGCGGCATGATCGCCTCAGGTCCGGCCTCACCCATTAGGCCGATGCCCTTGGCGAAGGGGAACATCGTCGGCTTGTCGACGATGCCGCCGCGGGCGAACTTCTGGATGCCGTTCTGGGCGAAGACGTTGCCCATGGCGCTCCTAGGGATATTGAACAAATCCATCACGCCACCCACTAGTGGCCTAATGATTGCCTGCCGAATCGCGATGCGAGCAATGTCGGCGATGATGCTATTGGCTAGATCAGTGAAGTTCGCCTTGCCGGTGGTGACGAAGCTGGTCAGTTGATCCTCAAGGCCTTGGAAGGTATTGACGACGGCATCCCCAACTTGAGCGCCGAAGTTGCTGATCGATTCATAGTAGGCCTTGATCTTCTCATTGAAGTTCGCGCCAAAGCTATCCTCCTGCTCCTTTTGTTTCTTGTTGGCATCATCAAGTGCAGCAGCACGATCACGAAGCAGGCGGATGTGCTCAGCTAGCGCGGGGTTCGTAGCAGCTAAGATGTCAAGCTGCAACAGGTTGATCTGAGCGTTCAGCTTCTCAACTTCAGTCAATACCTTCTTATCGTTTTGCACCTCGCGAATCTTTGCGTCATAGTCATCAAGAGATGGCAGCAGATCTTTGAGGCCTTGCGTTAGCTGCTGATTTGCTAGCTCTGTATTTGCTTTGGAAAGTTGATTGATCAATGTTTCCAGCGGTTTCACGTTCATCTCGCCGCCAGCCGCTCTGATGTCACGGAACAACTTGACGACCTGCTGCGTCAGATCATCAACGGTTCGATCGTTCTCACGAATGGCTTCAGTACGATCGGCCAGCAGTTTCTCCACTGGCGTGCCGCCAACATTGGCGAACGCCGCGTTGGCATCCTCTACCTTTCGACGCAGGCTTTCCTGCAGATCCACCAGCTGCTGCGTCAATGTGTTGCGACGTTGCTGCAGTCTCTCGGCTTCGTTTGCAGCACGCTTAGCCTCCGCAGCGGCTCGCGCATCCGCCCCGCTCATGTCCAGTGCTGTCCGCCCAGTGCGGCGCCCGGTGCCTGGGGATGGGGCATCCGTGAACAACCGCTGGAATTGACCCATGTTCGCTTGAAAGCGCTTCATGAAGTCAGCGCCAAAGCGATCGGCCTCAGCCTGCGCACCAGCGAAGTCGCCCTTAAATGCCAGCGCAGCCCGTTTTGCAAAGGAACCGATCAGCCGAACAGCTTCATCGACGAGTTTGACCATGCCAAGCAGCACAGCCGCCACGCTGCGGATGCCGAACTTGATGACATTGAACAGATCAGTCCAGTCAGTTTTGCTATCAAACAGCTCGCCAAACACTTCGATGATTGACTGCAGAGCAGGGAGTAGTGCGTCGGTCAACTCCATCCCGAAGCCTTGAGTCTTGATCCCAAACTCGGTCAGCGTGTCGTTGAACAGATCAGACCTGGCAGCGAAATCATCGGAAATCTTGAAGGTAAATTTCTCCATACTGGCCGCGCCTTCATTCAGCAGCGGAATCAACTCGGCGCCTGCCTTGCCAAACAAGGCCACGGCCATCTGTGCCTTCTTTGCTCCATCAGGCATATCGGCGAACTTGTCCGCAATTTGCTTAAGCGCTTTATCGGTTGGGATCAGTTGACCGTTGGCGTCTTTAGCTGTGACGCCCAACTGCTTGAGAAGGCGCTGCATGTCGTCGTTGCCCTCCGCTGCCTTCACCAAGTTCAAGTTCAGCTTGTTGATGCCCTTGCCCAAGCTGCCCATATCAACATCAGCTAGCTTGGCAGCATTACCGATTCCGGTCAGAGCGACAGCGGCGATGCCAGTCTTGGCTTGAAGGTTGAACAGTTCATCGCCGGCGTTGATAGATTTCTTCACAATCGCCGAGAGTCCGCCAACGATTGCACTCCCAGCGATAGCTGCACCAAAGCCAGCGACGGCACCCTTCAGACCATTAAATGACATGGCCGCGTTCTTGGCCTGCCCCTGCAATCCCTGCATGGAATTGCCAAGCCGTCGGATATTGTTTTCGCCTTGAACGTCTGCCTTGATCCGCAGCATGGCATCCATGTTCATCGCCATGGCTATGCCCCCTGTTTATTGATCACGGTCATCGCTGCGGCCTCCATGATTTGCAGGTCCTCCAGCAGCGCGCGCGGTTCCTCTACGTCGTACAGCTTAAACAGCCAGCGCACCGCTGCATAGTCCAATCCGATCACCCCGCTCATCGTGGTGCGCCATTGCGTCTGAACTCGCAGGAACATCTCGACCACTGGCCAGTTCTCCGGCCAAATTCCGAAGTCTTCATCCGGTGGTGGTGGGAGGTCTTGCAGCTCAAGACCAAAGGCCGCGGCATCGTCGGCGGTTTCGTCCACAACGCCACCGCCTGCCCAATGCTCAGCGGCCTCGATCAGTTTTTTCGCTTAGCCCCTTTGATGCTGTCCATGTAAGCCTTCAGCACAGCGATGGCGAGGAACGGCACCTCGAGCAATTCGTCGAGTGCTTTCTGGCTGAAGGGGATCTCCTTGCCATGATCATCATTGATGCCAGACCAACCCACCAACACATCGCGGGCGATGTCGGTGATTTGATCCAGGTCGCCCAGGTCTTCGAGCTTCTGCAACTCGGCGACCATTGGACCGATTTTGCTTTGCGGCAGGCGCTTGAACTCACCATCAAAGGTCTGGCGCTCGTGGCGGCCACCATCGATCGGGAGATCAAAGGCGACCGGCCACGAGTAAGTGCCGGACTGCTTAAGTACGAAAGCCAAGATCAGGTGTAAACGAGACTGAACTCATCATTGCCTGAACTGGTCGGAACTGCAATAAACGGCATGTTCAGCATCTGCACGCCATCCTGATCCGAATAGGTCAGGTTGCCCAGATCGGACTGGGCAGTGGTCACCGTGGCGATGTTGCCGCCGGTCGTGCCGTGCTGGAAGGTGATGCTGCCGGTGCTGCTGCCGGTAGCGATCGTGAAGAAGTCCTTGGCCGCAATGGTCGGAGCTTCGATCACGATGGTGCCGCTGGGCGCCCGGTTGGTGATCATGATCTCCTTCGAGCAGCCGACCAGCTCGCGATAGATCACGTCGTTGGCCATGCTGAAGTTGTAGCTTTGCAGGCAGCCGCTGTAGGAGAAGGCGGTGAAGTTGGTGGTGTTGCCCTGCTTGAAGATCAGCGGGGTGGCCTGGTTGGCGTAGGTCGGGGTGGGCAGCGTCTCATCGGTCGGGGCGTTGTAGATGCCCGTCATGGTGAAGCTGATCACGGGCACCTGGCCAACCTCCCCGGAAATCTCAAAACTTCCGCGGCAGCCGGTCAGCTTGTGGCGAATGCCATCCTCGTGGTAGTGGATGGTGCAGCTCTCGAAGCCGCTGCTCTCGGGCGCGTAGGTGGCGCTGGTGCTAGTCACCAGCGTCTCAGATAGGCCGCAGCTACGCAGCACCGGACCATAGGCCGGAGCGGTCCCAGCAGTGCCGGAGCCAGCCAGCTCCACCTCGAAGGTCACCTCGACCCGGGTCTGCGCCAGCAGTTGATCGGCTTGCCCCATGTAAGGACGCACCAGGTCGCGGTTTACGGTCTCAGCGACCAGCGGCTGGATCTCGAGGTTGCGCACCAAGATGGCATTGCTCGAGCCGGTCGGGCTGGAGTCAGTGGCGTAGGTGGTTTCAATCTTCGCCAGGATCAAACGCCGGCGTGTCAGAACTGAGGCCATTGGTGGCTACCTCGGGTTGGGGGTGGGGAGCCGGCTGGGTCCGCTCGACGAGCTTTCGCTTGCCGGTTTTCTTGTCGACCAGATAGCTGCCGCCCTGGCCTTTGTATTCGTCCATCATCGTAGCTACTACGGACTCTGCGCCAAATTAGCGACTCGAGTCCGATACTTCACCACGTAGTCGCAGGAGATCACACCAGATGGCTGGTCTGCCTCCTGCATATCGAAGCTAACTCCAGTCGGTTGCACGTCGTAGGCATGGCCTCCGACCGTCAGATCTGCCATCACTTTCGCGTGCAAACTCTCCACAATCGGATCAGCCACCTGATCAGGGATGTTGCCACGCACGATCACTGCAACGCGCACGGTGAGCGTCCAGTCCAGCGTTGGTGTGCTCGTCAACTGCACGCACACATCGTTGATCGGCTCGACCACAATCGCCGGCAGCTCGCCCCTAGCTAGCGGTTCCACCCTGCTGCGATAGATCCTGGTGCTCACACCAGTGGTGTTCGTGAGCGCCGTGCGGATACCGGCCAGAATCGACTCGCGCTTCGTTGTCATGCCGATGCCACCTGCACCACTGTGCAAATGATGCCCGGAATCCCCGGATGCGCGAACGGACTGGTCGCCGCGGCCTCGGCGTGGATGTATGCAGCAGCGTTGCTGGTTGCCCAGATCAGCTCGATGTAGTCCGCCGCCGCCAGCTTGAGGATGAAGTTCACCGTTCCGATCACATTGCCGTCGATACCGCCATGCCTGGCAATGATGCTGAACTTGCTATCACTGTCGGCCACATTACCACTAGCGCCATTGTCGTTCTTGCGGAGCCAAACGTTGACATCATGGATGCTGGAGTCAGTATTGCTGAACTGGATCGAGAACGTAAAGCTGTAGATGCCAGGGTGGTCAACCGTGATCCGGCTATTGGAGATCACATTGATGCCACGGTTGTCTAGGTCGTTCTTCCGCAACAGGATCGACGTTGGCGTATTAGCTGTAGCGGTCTGCGACGTTGTATCCCAGAACGATGCCCAGTTCGCAGGACTGCTGAAATACGGCAGCGTGTTCCACGCTGTCCTGCCGTCACCAATCTTCAGGTTGCCGGTCTGACTTTCAAGGCCAGGCTCTCCTGCCATCAGCACAGGATTCTGTGCTGCCCACTGGCTCCGTGTGTTGACCTTGAAGGGACCGCTCATGTCTTCTGTATCCCGAGCTGAACGAACTTGCCATCGTCAATCAACATCGTCTCGCGGACGGTGTAAGCAGTCCCATCCACAGTGATCGAGTCGCCGCGGATGAGACTGCCAAATGCGGAGGTTCTGGCTGTCAGCGTGTAGTCGGTGGTGAGCACCATCCCATCGCTGATCACCTGGCTGGGCATATCCAGGATCCCGTTAGCGGTAGTGGCGCCAGCCGTGCAGCTGACGCCAAAGTCCGCCAGGAAGATATCCAGATCCTCCGTCAGAGCCATGATCAGCCGTACTTCGCAGAAGCCAGACCGATCACAGCCACGGCACCGGCGCCGGTGCCACCAGCCACGGTGATGGAGACCTTCACAAAGCGCTTCAGGGAAGTCACGTTGACGAAGATCTTTTGCAGCGAAGCAGTGTTTGCGGTGGTGGTGGTGAAGCCGCCACCAGTCACGTCGGTGTAAGTACCGCCGGAGGTGTCGGATTCGGTCAGCTTCACGGCGTAGGTGATGCTGGCACCGCCGGCTTCGGCGTCCAGAAGGACAGCCATATCGCCTTCATAACCCTGCAGGTCAACAGCAGAGCCGGTGCCTGTAGCAGTTACAACGTCATTGCGGAGCAGACCCAAGACCGTGGTCTTCGAGCCAAGATTGTGGATGGTCATGATTTAGCCCTCCGTCGAGGGGTAGATGGTTTAGGTGCTGGTTGAGCAATTTCCTCAACCAAATCGGCCACCTTGTCGGCGACCGCAACAGCTTTGCCAATGCCGATCAACAGCTTGGCGTCCGAGGGGGAAGCCTCATGGACTTCCCCGAGACGGATCACCTGGCCTGCCAGCATTGTTTGCCGTAGGACCTTGATCAACATGATCAGAGGGTGTCGTTGCCGCGGCTGAAGGACTCAGGATGGCGGATTGCGATGTCGCAGTCCTGCATCGCCACAACGCGGACGGTGCCGCTGGTGCTGTGGGTGTAGGGGTCCACCATCAGGTCGAGGCCAGAGAAGTAGCCGATGATCAGGTCGGCGAAGTTGCCGAACCACAGATCGCCAGAAGCCACTTGGTTGGACAGCACACCGCGGTAGCCGTTCACCTCGCCGTTTTCCATGATGAAGATGCCGGAGCCGGCGTCCTTCTTCGTGGTCTTGAGGTTGCCGCGCATAGCAGCGTTCATCAGGTACACAGGCGTACCGAGCAGAGCGTTGGCAGTAGCCACGTCGCTCTCCAGTGCCACCACCTCAGCGAAGGTAGGAGCAGCAGCAGCGAAGTCCTCGGTGCCGATGCCGGTGGTGTTCTTCAGACCCAGGGGCTCGCTGTTGGAGCCGGTGCCATACAGGCCGGCGGCGTCGATCTTCAGAGCGATCACGCTGGCCAGGTCGCTGCGCACCATGTTCTCCACGTCGATGGAGGACTGGATCATCAGGCGCCTGCTGAAGTCTGTGTAGGCCGCCACGGTACGGGGCACCAGACTCACCTGGTCGACGGTCTGCTGGGACTCCGTGGGGGAGCCGGACTCGGCCACCCAGTAAGCGGTAGCAGCGCCGGACTGGCGGGGGATAGCCACGTTGCCGGTCAGGCCGGTCAGCACGGTGGCGCCAGCTTGATCCAGGGCGGAAGCGTTACGGAGCAGGTCGATGAACGAACCGGCATCCAGCTCGGTAGCAACCAGGTTGCCGCCGGCGGAAGCGGTGCCGACGTTCAGGTCACGGCGCAGCACATCCTGGGGGATGGTGATGCCACGGGACTGACGGCCGAGTTTGGCAGCAGCAGCTTCAGAGGCCTCGATCTCGAACGCAGCAGCCTCACGGGCAGAGCGGTCGGTCGGGTTGGAAAGATAGTTGATGGCACGCAGGAAGGAGAAGCTGCGGCTCTCCTTCTCGCTGAGGCCAATGTCGGCGGCCTGCATGGTCACGGTCTCCTGGGGAATGTTGAGCTTGTCGAGGACAGCAGCACGAGCCTCGTCGATTGAACGACCAGACTCGACCATCTGCCGGCCAAGGTCCTCCATGCCGTGCTTGGTGCACAGGGAGGTGATGTCCGAGATGCGGGCGCGCTCAGCCTCGGCGGCTTCGGCACGCACCACGGCCAGATCGGGGGTGGTGTTTTCCATTGAAGGAATGGGATCGGGTGTTGGTGCTGCCGAAGCAGCAGTGTCATCCTGCAGAGATCGGCCAATCCCAACGCCGGGGTCAGCCGGCACCGAGACAACGCTGATCTCATAAGGAGACCAAGCAGTAGCAACAAAGTCGCCACTGCCGCGCTCCTCCATTTTGTCGATGGAGTAGCCGAAGGAGACATTCCTGAGAACGCCATCCTTCACATCACTCAAGATCTCTTGAGCGAATGAGTTGCGGCTAAACCGCACACGCGCATATCCTCGGCGCTTATTGCCGTCGATATACGCGCGCTCCACAACACCGATCACGCGATCAGGGTTGTGGTTGAACAACAGCGGAGCGCCATCGTTCAGGCGACTGAGATCAGCCGCCTTGCTTTCGTGGCTCAAAATCTCATTGCCGAAATACCGAGCCACCGGATACTCCGAGCTGAAGGGGAACTCGAAGGTCCGCTCCTCCACCTCATCAAAGCTGGTCAGCTCTGCACGCTGATATTTGCCCGTCAGACTCCGCAGTGCCGCGATCTTGGTGAGCGTCGAGAACTTATGACCGACCAGCGTCTCAGTCGCCTCCCAGCCTTCATCGCCTTCGCTATAGATCCGAATCAATGCAGCAGGATCCTCAGCGCTGGCATCGATGCTGAACTCGGTGTCGGGTACGCCCAGCGTGCCCTCACGCATCACATGCTCGATCCGGCCACGGGCAGTGCCACCGCTCGAATCCCACTGCACGAAGTCGCCCTCGCTCAGCTCGCCCGGTGCAGCACGATCGGCTTCACCATCGCCCGTAGCTTCCTCGAACATGATCGGATCGAAGTCATTCTCGGCCAACCACTCACGCGCCTCAGCCGGCGTGAACTGCGAACTACGGAACCGGATGGCCTGAATCTCAGACGTTCCTTCCTTGATCCCGTAGATGAAGTCAATTCCTGAGCCGCCCGCATCGTTCTCTCGACGAAGCGAGTCATATTGCTCGGGATCAGTCAACCGAGCAGCATGTTCGTTCGGATAGGGGCGCTCTAAGTCCACGGCGCTTCTTTCTTGTAATGCCTTGATTCTATCGGCCTTTGATGTAGCCCATTCCTGACCAGCATCTCCGCCCCATGCTGCCCATGCCACACGGCCAGGCGATGGATAGCCATCCTCGCCGGGACTGAATCCTTCGCCCTGCTTGTCAACCTCATGCCGGGCGAACCATGCCGCCATCGTGATCACCGTGTCGGCGCTCAGCTCATCACCGCCAAGGATCTGCCCAGCTCGCCTAGCCGCCACCTCAGTGCCACCATCGCGCCCGTCAGCCTTCCAGTCCCGATAGCGCTGCGCCTCCTCCTTCATGCCCTCCGTGGGCATCAGGTCAATCTCCTGCCCCTCGATCGTTGCCATCAATCTCCCTGTAGTTGCTCGCTCAGATCTTCAGTCCCTTCTTCCTCGGGATAATCCTCCTCCTCCTCGATCACTGGCTCGGTTTCCTCGAACGGCGGCTCGGTGCCCATCGGCCTCGCAGCCTGCACGGCACCACCCTCAGTCACCTCGCTCGGATCGGTGTCCGTGATGATGTTGAACTCATCGAGCATCGCCAGCTCGCTCTGACGGGTGAGCATCACATCATCCAGATCACCGCCTTGCTCGGCGATCACCTGCGTCAGAGTCTTGAAGCCGCAACGCACAGCGGTCTTGTACGCATCCACTTCCTTCTGCGGGTCCACCCACTCCCAGCTCCGGGGGATCCACTTGCTAGCGCGATAGCGATCAGGGTTGGTCTCATACCCAGGCAGGTTCACCGCACCGCTCAGCACCGCCATCTCCAGCCATGCGTTGAACACCGGCTGGTGGAAGTTCTCGATCATGTACCGCTGCAGCACGCGGTACGCATCGCGCTCCTCAAGCAGGCTCAGCCGGCTGCTGCTGTAGTTGCTCTCTGAGAAGTTCTTGCTGATGCTCTCGAAACTCACGCCCAAACCAGCAGCCACAGCGCGCAGCATCGAACGGGTAAATGGCTCAAGCTGGCCGTCCGGTGCGTTCATGTCCGGCACCGTCACGCTTTGACCGGGGTCGAGATACTTAAAGACCCCAGGAGAAAACTCGCTGACGCGCTCGCCTTCGTAAACTTCATCCGCTGTCAGCTCACCTTCGGGGCTTGTAATAAATCCCATCAGCGCGCTGCTAGCTCGTGCCCGCACGAGCTCGGCTTCCTCATAGCCCTGCAGCATGTGCAGCCGCATCAGCGCCGACGCGAACCACGTCACGCCTCTGGTCTGACCAGGCCGCTCCGGGATGAACAGATGGATCACCTCATCAGCAGGCACCCGGATCCGGCGGCCAGTGGTGCGCACGTTGCCGGCGTAGGTATCGCCCGGATGGTTCGCATAGAAGTGATACGCCTGCGGCCGCAGGTACTGATCCACCTCGATGCCCATTCGCACCGTGTTGCCATCCTTGGCCTGCGGCACGTCGTCATCGATCAGGTAGTCCGCCTCAAGTAGCTGCAGCGCGAACGGCACACGGCTATCGCCGAACGGCCGGCGGATCATCCTGATGAAGATCTCGCCGCTCTCCGCCAAGCTGCGCACCGCCAGCCGCTCAATATCGTGGAAGCCAAGCAGGCCGCTCACGTCGCAGCGGTATTTATTCATCCACTTCTCGAACGCCTCATGGATCTGGGCGTTCATCGCCTCATCCAACTTGCCGCCGCGCAGCATCCGCACCTGGCTCTGATGCCGGATGCCATGGCCGATCACGTTGTTCTGAATAGCGCGCAGCGCCTGCTTCGCATAGTCCGAGTCACGGCACAACTGCCGCGCCCGGTTGCGCAGTGCCTTGAAGCTCGACTTGATTTCGCTATCGGCGCTGGTGCCACTGGTCACCCAGTCGGCCGTCAGCCGGCTAACGCGCGCGCCCTGATACGCACGCTGCCGCGGCCGGATCGGCGCGAATCCCATTGCCTTGAACAGCCGAGTGCGCAGACCCATCAGAACCTCACAAACAGATTGAACGGATTGCCCAGACCATTGGCGATCAGCTGAGCCTTCTGCTCACGATTCACGTCGGCCTTCAACTTAGTTTCTAAAGCCAGCAAATCCGTCAGGTCGTATTTCTTCAGGCTCCGGTTGCCGATCGTGTATTCCTTCGCCACACCACCGGCGACGATCGTGCGGATCGCGGCCTGCACCGCATCAAGATCCTTCTGCGCCTGCGACCGTCCATCCAGCGCTGCCGGTGTGCCCGAATAGCTCAGCGCCGCCAATACCGTCGACTGGCCGCTGCCCAGCGTGATCGTGCTGCCAGTCTTGGTCGCAACAGCTTGCCAGTACCAAGTGCCGGCATCGAAGTTCACGCTCGTGGCCGCAGCAATGCTGAACTGCCAGCCGGTCCCATACGCAGTGCCCACCACCGTCGCGCCTTCGCTCGCAGCGTTGAACCGCAGGTAGTAGGTCAGCGTGTAATCCGAACTGCTGACCTCATTGCCCAGATTGTCCACACCAGCAACATCCCGCCACTGGATCGTGTCGCCTGCTCTGATCTCGCTCGGGATGTTCACGGCCTACCAGTTGCTGACGAAGCCACTAGCAGCCACGGGTGCTGGCGACTGCTTCCTTGATCTTAGCGGTGCCTTCTTCCCTTCTTCCATCTGCTGCCGCAACTGCTCCCACATCGTTGCCTGATTCATCCGCCGGCTGTAAATCAGCAGCGCCGCATACCCATACACCGCACAATCCAACGCTTCATTTCGATCACCCGACTTCTTCACCCACTCCCTGATCGGGAATCCCCGGTGATACCGCAGCGCCTGCCGTTCACTGGTCAACTGCCGGAAGTATTCCTCATCAGCAGCCATGCCGAAGTTCAAGCTGCCGCCCGTTTCGTTATGTCGCAACCTGCCGAACAGCGTCGTCTTGATCGTGTCAGTCCCGAGCTGGTACAGCGTCACGCCTTTTTTCAGCACCTTCCCGCGCCAGTTCACGTCCACCTTGTTGCCCTTGCCCACCGCCGGACTGTTGCGCCTGCTGCTGCCTTTGATCGCAACCACACTTTGGCGCACACGCTCGCGCACATAGTTGTAGACCTCATGCGTGCAGTGGCCGCCAGAGTCGATCGCCATCTGCGCGATCTTCAATTCCTTCCCGCAAGCTGTCGCCCAGCCAGTGGCCAGCACATGATCCAACTGCTTCCAGACCTCGAGCTGGGTCGGGTCGCCCATCAGCTCCTGATGCCACACCAGCCAGCCGGTCTCGCCCTCGCCCCATCCCCACACACTCACCGCCAGTCGGTTGTCCTGCACGTCCACCCCGGCCGTCAACAGCACCACCCCATCAGGGCATGTGCCCGGCTCATACGCCAGCCGCTTGGTCATCAGGCCTTCAGCGTTCACCGCCGCCGCATAGTCCTCCTCCCATGTCTCTGCCAACCGGGTGTTGACGAAAGCCTTTAGCGCGGGACCGTCGCCCTTCGCACGCAGGAAGTCATCGACCAACTGCTCCCAGCTGCACCATCCCAGCGGGCTATACAGACCTGACAGATGGAAGCCAGCAGTCTTCCCATCGCTTGGTGCCGTCGCCCGCCACTCACCAGCGCCCAGCATCCGTGGCTTATGCACCTCCTCGAATCGCTCGCCGCATTTGTCGCACTCATACCTCGCCGTCTCCGGTCGCCGCTCCTCCCACTTCAACCTTGACCACTGCAGCCATTGCATCTCGCCGCAGCATGGGCACGGCACATAGAACCGCCGCTGGTCGCTCCGCTCATACTCCGCCTCGATGCGGCTGAAGTCCTTCACCGTCGGCGTGCTCGTCAGCAGGATCTTCCGCCGCGCGAACGTGGTCGTCCGCCGCTCTGCCAGCGCCACCGGATCGCCCTCGCCATCCACGTCGCTCGGGAAGGCATCGATCTCATCGGCGAACAAATACCGGCACGGCGCTGAGCGCAATCCCGTCGCACTGTTTGCGCCGGTCAACAACATGATTCCGCCAGGGTATTCCTTGGAGAACATCGTGTTCCCAGAGTCGCGGCTCCTTGCCGGTGCGATCTTCTGCGCCAAGCACGGGGTATCAGTAATCATCGACTCCAGCCGCTGCTTGCTCAAGCGCTTCGCCATCTCCACCGTCGGCTGCACGCACAACATCGGACCGGGCGCATGGTCGATCACATAGCCCAAAAAGTTGCTGCCCGCTTCCGTCTTGCCCGTCTGCGCCGCGAACATCATCACCACCCGCTGCACCGGGCTACTGCTGCTCAAGCAGTCCATCGGCTCCCGCAGGTAAGGAGTCCTTGCCGTCCGCCACGGTCCAGGCTCCGCCGATGCCTTGCTGCTCAACCGCCGATAGCGGTCCGACCACTGGCTAACCGTCAGCGGCTCCTCAGGGCGTAACCCCTCCATGAAGCCAGCGCGCCATGGATTAACCATCAGCCAACTCCACCAACGCAGCACGGTGCTCCTCCGTCAGCACCTGATGGATCGCCGCTGGATCCGTCTCGCCAGCAAGCTGGTGCGATAGCCGATCCGCCAAGTTCGCCAGCGCCTCACGCACACTCCGCCCCATCGCGAAGGCCTCCTTCTTCACATCCACCGCAGGCACCAGATCGCGCCGCTTCAGGTCCACCTCCAGCTTCGCTAGCTCCGCTTGGTAGTGCTCACGTCGCGCGCGGCTTTCATTCAGCTCCGGAATCTCATCATCAGGCAACGCAGCCAACCGCTGCCGCAACTCTCGCGGGTTAGCTGGCCGCGGCTCCACCGGATCAGGTTCGTCCACCTTCGCGTTGTTGTTTTTCAGCGTGTTCTTCCGCCACAGCTCCAGCGCAAGATCACGATCGAGCCAACGCTTGCCGTCCTCCTCAACAACAGCCTCAGCGATTCGGCTCTTGCTTGCATGAGTGACTGCCGCCTTGGTGCAGCCTTTGATCAGTGCAAACTCCGCGAACGTGACCAGCAAGCGTTAACTGCTCTTGTTTTCTGTTAACTGATACTAAACCCCTCTAAACTCCCTCTAGGGGGATCTCATTGTAAGAACTGGTGAGATCCCTTGCGGCGTAAGGCTTTAGAGCGTTCAAGTGCTGACGCTAGAGAAAGCGTGCGCGATTGGACGACCCGCGACAAATACTCCCGGAAGGACCCGCGCGATGGGGGGAGGGGGGGTCACCTAGCCGAGGCCACCGCCTTCTCCAGGCTGCTGCGCAGGTAATCGCCGAAGCGACGGTCGATCACCTTCTGCCCGATCTCGGCCATGGGGAACATCTTGCCGTAGCGCGCACGGGGCACGGCGATGAACAGCGGGCGCAGTTTTCCCTTAGCCGTCCGCTGGTACACACCAGGAGGCCTCCCAGCGCCGTCTGGACGCCCCAGGAAGACGCTGTTCTTCCCCTTCGTGGCTATCTGCCCCTCAATGCGCTTCAGAGTGGCCAAGGAGACGTTTCCAGCGGCCGTGAGGTTGATCGCTGCGGGCACGAGCACCGACCCCTTCGGCATCGTCGCCTCAGCCTTGGCCAGATAGCGCCGCTCGACCGGCTTCTGCCCACGATCACCACCGCTGATCAGCGTGCGCAGATATCGGGCGCGGCGACGCTCGGCGTACACCTCGGCCTCGAGGTTGCGCTTGCTCGACCTGTTGACCAAGAATGCGCGCTGGGTGAAGGCCACCGGGTTCTTGAAGTACTGGCGAGTGGCGCCGTTCATCGCCGTGCGCATGTCAAACGCTGTGGCGTTCAAGGCCTGGCTGATGGCGAACGGAAGCTGCTTCGTCATGGTGTCGGTCCACCGGATGGCGGTGGGCAGCTCCGACTTGATGTCCAGGCGGATGGTGGTCATGCCCCAAGGGTAAGGCGAAAGCCTGTGCCTAACCTGACCCAACCTGACCCCCCCCCCAAACTTAGGGTATTACCCCCTCTCTCTCCTCCTATATATACTTTATTACTAAGGTTAGGAGGTTAGTATGTTAGGAGAAAGGAGTCAGGCCGGGCGATTTCGGCTCCCAACCTAATTCAGGAGGTTGGGAGTCTGTACGCCCATTGGCGCTTACCGCCCGTGCAGTCTCGATACTTGACCCATCCGAGATCCCTGAGAATCGCTGAGACCTGCATCTGATCTGCCCTGGTTTGACGCTCAAGTGGTTTCTCGATCGCGTTGCTCAACAGTTCCTCAGAAGTGAGTGGGGCAATGGATCGACGGTTAGCCAGGTAGGTCTCGACGGCGGCCTGCCAAGGGTTGGAGACCAGATAGGTTTCGTTCTCGGTTTCGACCTGGCGTTCCATTTCACGGGGGAGATGGTTGGCGTCGCCATTGCGGTAGGCGGCGACGGCAGCTGACCAAATGGCATCACGCTCAAGCAGGAGACCATCTACTGCGATATGTGGTGCTGCGAGCACGGGGATGACCCAGAAGCGACGGTTGCCGGTGTCATCCACCAGGAAGCCGCTGTCGCGGTTGGTGGAGCCGACGATGATGCAGCGGCGTGGGAAGTCCTCGGTGGCCTTGCCGTAGGGCACGCGGAAGGTATCGGTTTGCTGTGAGAGGAAAGCCTTCACTTGGCCTGCGTGGCGACGACCAGTAAGGAAGTCCAGTTCGCCGTACTCCATGATCCAGGAGCGGTGGAGCACCATTAGGTCGTCCTTACTGGACACGTCGCGGAGAGCATCAGAGAAGAAGGCACCGCCGAGATTGCGCCAGAAGGTGGACTTGCCACAGCCTTGGGGTCCCATGAGCACGCAGGCTGAGTCGTGTTTAGCCCCTGGCTCATAAACGCGGCGCACTGCTGCAATGAGAGTGCAGCGGAGCATGGCGTCGTACAGAGTGCAGGGTTGATCGTCTGGGCGTAGGTAGGCCGTAGCTAGATGATCGATGGGCACAGGTTGAACTTCTTCTGCAACGCGATCGAGGTATTCACGGACTGGATCGTATTGATTCTCTCGAGCCACATAGACGACAGCATCAGATGCCAGCTCTTTCGAAACCTTGACACCAGCAAGTGCTAGTTCAAGGTAATGATGCTCCAAATTGTGGAGCGCTTTGCCGTCCAGTTCGATGGCTTGTGTATAGATGTTGTACCTGAGCCGATCACCTTGTTGCTGACGGATTAAGGCAAGCAATTCATCGACTTCGAGCTTGATTGCTTTGGATCCAGCAGTCTCAAAAGCTGCCGCCTTGGGATGATCGCTACCGAGTGCGGACTTGATTGCATTGACGGCAACTTGACGAGGCGAGATACCACCGGCTAGGTGATAGAGAGTGCCGAGGCCAATGCCGCCAGAATCGGACTTAAAAGTCGACCATTTGTGTTCGCACTCGCCGGCTTTGAACTTGCCGGAGCCAGCAGACCACTGGATCCAATCCTTAAGGAGCGAATCATCACCGACGCTATGAAGCGCCATTCCAACCTTGACCCATTCGTCGTAGTCATCCGCGAGATTGGATGGGATGCGATCGAGGTAGGTACGAGCGCGATCGGTATCTTCAACCGGATTGGGTAGATGAATGAGTTGGGGTGGTTCTAATGTGCGCTGCATTTGCTGCAGCAGCACAGATGGCGCTTCTGCGAGGGGCAGATCTGATGGTGAGCGATCCTTAAGCCAGCGATAGGAGCCAGTCATCGGGTGCTTGCCGAGGACTACGGATTGGCAGCCAGTCCAGCGGAGTTCAAGCTGTTCACCCTTGATTGAAGATTTGAGTTTGGTGGTTTTGATCTGATCCCAGAAGCCGCGGGGCACGGAGTAGATGATTTGCAGGCGACCATCACGGCCGGAGGTGACTGCCCAGGATTTGGGCAGATCGCGCAGTGAGGTTCCGAGGGATTCGAGGACTTCGGAAGCACCGAGGCCATCGTGATCGACGAATAGCAGACCGCCTGATGGTGGACCTGCGAGGACGCCAACGGCGACGGCACGGCCTGCGTGCAGTTCAACCTCCAGTTGTCGCTTGCTGAGGGGGTTCTTCTGCCACTCGGGCTGATAGGGGCGTTTGTCGTTCCCGACTGCGACGAGCGCCCATGAGTCAGGGATGCCTGTGAGTTGATCGATGATTGCGGCCACTTGGCTCTGATACGTAGCCGAAGAAGTATGACCGAAGGATGGGAGGTTAGGAAGCTATCTCAAGATTTCTTCTGCGTCTCGAACTGAGCGCGCCACCCCAGCGATGCCACCAGCGCCTCGGACAGTTCCCATCCAGGCCTGCTGCGCTGGAGTGAGATGGCCTGTGGTGGTCTTCACCTCGATGCTGGTGAAGATGGCAACACGCTGCCCGACCATCTCGGGTGTGATGGTGATGGTGCGCCAGCCGATCAGGTCTGCGGAGCCGCGCGCCAGGCCGAACTGGACGGGTCGACCAGTGCGTGGATCGGGCAGGGTGCCGGTGTTGTTGCGAAATAGGCGGAGATCAGATCGGCTGCCAACTGCTAGGCGGATGCGCTGCTGGATGTCGGTCTCAGCGTTTGCCACGCGCGTGGAAGATCCGGTACGCCCAGCCGGGACTGTAGCCGCGCTCATTGGCCAGGGCGAGGAGCTGCTCGAGGGTGCGAGCGGTGCCTTGCTTGCGGCGTGCTTGCCGCATCTCGCTCCGTTTCAGCTCCTGCAGCTCACCTGCTAGTTGGCGGATCTTGCGGTTCGTGATCGGTGCGCATTGTGCGCCACAGACTGGGCACTGCGGTTGCGGCTTGAAGGCGGCGTAGCACTCGGGGCATGTGCGCACTGATGGCGGTTGTACGGACGTTGTACGGACACGCTTGATGCCATCGTCGAGCGTCCAGTCGCGATGATCATCCGGGAAGCCATGGCGGGTGACATTGCCAACGTGATCGAGGATCAGCGCAGCCTGCTTACCAGGCGCTGGGCGGAGTACGCGCCCGACCTGCTGCAGGTAGAGGCCGAGGGACTTGGTGGGGCGCAGGAGGATGGCAACGCTGGCAGCGGGCACATCGAAGCCTTCGGAGACCACATCGACGGTCACCAATATCTGCACCAGGCCGGCGCCAAAGTCTGCAACCACCTGATCGCGGTCACCGGTGTTGCCAAGAAGTAGCCGGGCAGCGATGCCTGCAGCTTGGAAGGCCGCGCAGACCGACTCAGCGTGCGCGACATTGCAGCAGAACGCGATCGCCTGCTGGCCTGCAGCGAGCCGCTGGTAGTGGGCAATGGCGTCACCTGTGACGGTTGGGCGATCCATGGCTGCCGCGGCCTGATCGTTTGCGTAGTCACCAGCTCGGGTGCGGATGCCGGATAGATCGGCCACTACTGGCGGCGCGTAAATGCGTGAATGACTGAGGTAGCCAGTGTCTATCAGCTCAGCGACCGAGGGACCGAGGACTAAGTGATCGAACGCACTGCGGAGGCCGCGGCCATCGAGGCGGCATGGTGTTGCTGTGACGCCCAGGCGGTAGGCGGCTGGCCAATGCTGCAAGGTGCGCTCCCACTGGCCTGCGGTGGCGTGATGCGCTTCGTCGATGATGATCAGGTCCGGCTGCCAGTCGATACCTGATAGGCGGCGCGCGATTGTCTGCACCGAGGCCACCTGCACGGGCGCCTCGGATGGCTCAATGCCTGCAGCGATGAGGCCATGGTCAAGGCCTGCCCATCGCAGCTTGTCGCTGGCCTGGCGGAGTAGCTCACGGCGATGCACGAGAATCAACACCCGGCGGCCTCGAGCAGCCGATGCCTGCGCGATAGCGGTGAAGATGATGGTCTTCCCACCGCCGGTCGGTAGGCATAGCAGTGGCGCCCGATAGCCGAAGCGGTAGGCATTGCGGAGATCGTCGATGGCGCGCTGCTGGTAGCTGCGGAGCTGCATGGGGTTGCACTTGACCGCATCAGGCTATAGGATCGCGCAAGTCGCCACACCCTATGGAGAACGCCGACTATCACGCGCACCCTGCGATCTCAAAGTCGCATCTGGATCTCATCGCGCGATCGCCTTTGCACTACTGGGCGCGCTACATCGATCCAAAGCGCGTTATTCCCGAGCCGACGCCAGCGATGCGCATCGGCAGCGCAGTCCACACCCATGTGCTCGAACTGCACAAATGGGATACCGACTACATCGTCGCCCCCGATGGCCTTGATCGCCGCACTAAGGCCGGCAAGGAGGCATGGGCACTGTTCGAGGCTGAGGCCAACGGCCGCACCGTGCTGAGCCGAGAGGATGCTGATCTTGTCATGCACATGGGCAGAGCAGTGCTCGGCCATCCGGCTGCTGCATTGCTGCTCGGTATAGCCGGGGAGGCTGAGACCACGCACATGTGGACGGAGCCGACCACCGGATTGCAGTGCAAGTGCAGGCCGGACTGGATCACCGAGGATGGCGGCATCGTGGTGGATCTCAAGACCACCGAGGACGCCAGTCCGCGGGAGTTCCGCCGCAGCATCGCGAAGTGGCGGTATCACGTCCAAGCCGGCTGGTACATGGCGGGCATCGAGGCTGCCTATGGCAAGCGGCCAAGCGGGTTCATCTTCATCGCAGTGGAAAAGAAGCCACCGTTCGCGGTTGGTGTCTACGCCGCTGATGAGCAGATGATCGAGCGCGGCTACGAGACCGCCATGCGCGATCTGCAGACACTGGCCGAGTGCAAGGCATCAGGCCACTGGCCGGCCTACAGCGATCGGATTGAACCGATCAGCCTGCCGGCATGGATGCAGCCATCCAACGGTCAAATTCAAGATTCACCTCCTGAGATCGCTTTCTACTGATGCCAGTTGTAAAGCTGTCTGCGTCCTTGGTTGATTTGTGCAAGCAATGCGCAAAACAACGCGATCAAAACCGAAGAAATTCGGTCGACTACAGTAGCGACAAAACACCCGATAAAGGTATTTGGAGCTTTATTGGAGTTGTTGGAGAGATCGCATTGCTTCAGTATTTCGGCTTGCCGATTGACTGGAATTATCTCTCGACGGACGCTGGCTTTGGAGGTGTTGATGTTGGTGACTTCTGGGAGGTTCGCGCCACTACGAAACGCACCAATCGGTTGTTTCTATGGCAGGACGAGATTTGCAACCGCAAGAAACTGGCCTGCGCATGGAGCAAGGTTGTCGTCAATTTGGAGGCGCTTGAATGTGATGTTTGCGGTTGGGCTATGGGCTATGAAATAGCCGAGCATGGCCTTTCCGCTAAGTATGACTGCAAGCGTGCCTCTAAGTTTCTCGACAATCGACTGTTGAGAGTTCACAGCAACCCTCAAACCGATCATTCCTCTGCGAATGATTTGCGCCTATTCTTTCTCTACCCCCAACAGATGGAAGCATCTAGTTCTATAGCGACCACCCAGCCAACTGGCTCGGTGTTCAGCGGCATCCAAGCCTTTGAGGATGCCCAGCGTATTGCGAAGGCGCTGGCCAGCAGCACGCTGATCCCACCGCAGTTTCAAGGCCAGCAGGGTTTCGCCAACTGCTTGGTTGCGCTGGAGATCGCCAATCGGATGGGCATCTCGCCCTTCTTGGCGATGCAGCACCTGCATGTGATCCATGGCCGGCCATCGTGGAGCAGCAGCTTCATCATTGCGATGGTCAACGGCTGCGGCCGGTTCAGCCCACTGCGGTTCGAGTTGAGCGGCACCGGGGACAGCCTGGCCTGCTACGCGGTCGCCAAGGATCTCGCCAGCGGGCAGGAGCTGAAGGGACCGACCATCACCATGGCGATGGCGAAGAAGGAGCAATGGGCGACCAAGGCGGGCAGCAAGTGGCAGACGATGCCGGAGCTGATGATCCGCTATCGCGCCGCAGCGTTCTGGGGTCGCCTCTATGCCAGTGATCTCCTGCTCGGGATGCAGAGCCAGGAGGAGGTGGTCGACATCCAGCCGGTGACCGTGAGCGATCAGGTCGCTGATCTGAACGCCGCCATCCCTGAGCCGGCACCTACACCGGAGCCTGAGAGCGATGAACTCTTCTGAGTACCTGACTGCCACCCAGCTTGCACAGCGATGGGGGTTGCACCCTGACACGCTGATGCGCTGGCGCAAGGCTAATAAGGGTCCGGCGTATTTCCGCACGCCAGGCTTCGTGCTCTACCCATTGGCCGGGGTGGAGCAATACGAACAGGCCAACACCATTACCAACGAACAACCATGAGCTTCAAGCTGAACCTGAGCATCTTCAAGTCGACCAAGCCTGAAAGCAAGGTGGACTTCAGCGGGATGATGAACATCAAAGTGGAGGAGCTGGATGCCTTCTGCCGCTTTGTGATGAGCCAGACGCCCGACCAGTACGGCAGCGTCCAGGTGCCGATCAGCGGCTGGAAGAAGACCAGCCAGAAGGGACTGGCCTATGTGAGCGCCGTGGCACAGCCGCCGCGCGAATGGGTGGATCCTGGTGATGCTGCGCAGAAGTTGGCCGCGGCCACTAATGGCGTGGTGGTCGACGTGAGCGACGACATGTTCTAACGCCCCATCAGTTCACATTCGAGCCGCGCGATCTCGTTGACGGCCTGCTGGAGCAGTTGTTGCTGGTAGCAGGCCTGCTTATAGAGAGCGACGGCCATGGTGCCCGCGTCTTTGCTGTTGAGCAGAGCGCGGGCATGTTTTTCGATCTCGAACTGCTGCTCTGCCGAAAGGGTGACGGCCATCCACTCACCGAACTGCATTGTGCTAGACCAGTGGGGTACATCTCACGATAGCAATGCAGTGCCCCAGGTGCTCCAGTGGTGACATCAAGGCAATGGCAACGAACAACCGCGACGCCGAGGTGACGGTGCGCAAGCGTGGCTGCAATGCCTGCGGCCATGTGTGGTTCACGGTCGAGCTACCTGTCAGCCCGGCGGTGGTCGGTTGGGGGCGGCGCGTCAAGGGGCAAAGCAAGCCAGAACTGCGGGTGCCGGTGGAGCTGGCAGTGGGCGCTGAGGCCGTGTAAAGAAGTGTCACACGCCTGTGGCATGTGCCCCGTAGGCGGTGCATAATTACGTCATCGGTAACCCACTAAGCCAATGACCAACCCCGCTCACCTGATCCACGCCGGCAACATCCTCTACACCCTTGAGAAAGCCGGTTACACGATTGATCAGTTCATCGAGTTCTGGGGCACCCTGCTGGTTGTCGAGATCGCTGGCAACGGCGATCGCTGGTACGACCGCCGTCAAGTCGAGGCGTTCGTTGCCGCCTGAGCCATCCTTAGCTCCCATCCACCTATCACTTCAATCCAATGATCAACCGCATCAACAATGCCATCTGCATCCTTGTCGTCGCTGCCGTGTTCGCCATGATCGGCATCGAGGCCGGCAACCAAGCAGGCGCTACGCACTCCGGCACCCAGTCCTACATCGAGGTGCGTAAGTGACCCCCCGCCGCTTTTACTTCACAATCAAGTCCGCCAACGTCGTCGAGTGCGTACTGGCGCACAGCCTGACCGAGGCCAAGTTGATCGCCGCCGATACATGGCTCCCTTGGTGGAATCAGATCGAATGGCTCAATCCTGAATCTGTCACCGATCCGAATGTCTACCTCTAACTCTCCGATCGCCTTCCAATGGCGCACCGATCCCGAGGATCAGGGCGTCTACGGCGAGGGCATCAGCAGACCACGCAATGGTGCCCGCACCAAGGAGTATCGCCTCCTAATTTATCCCAGCGGCGCTCGGCCGATGCTCTGGATCACTCGCGCCGAGAACGTCGGCGCTGCGATCCGCTACGCCCAGAACCGCTGGCCATCCGCTGAAATCGAAGTTGCATCATGACCCCAGATCAATCCATTGTTCCCTTTCATCGTTCGTTCATCCTCGCGAAAGTCATTCACTTGGACAAGGTGAATGATCTCAGCCGATCTGAATTGGACATGCTCAACATCGAAACGTTGGCCGCACTCCAAGAAGCCAGGCACAACTACGACCTGATTGAGGACAAACAATCAGAGGAGGCCAGTGGCGAATATCGCCGGATGAAGATGGCCGGCTATTTCCAAGCTGCTATTCAAATCGCCCTGCAGAGCCGATGAACGATGCTGTCCGTGCTCGCCTCTATAGCCTGCTCGAAGGCAGCAACACCTTCAAAGCTGGCCAGGCATCAGAACGTGATCGCCTCCGCCTGCTGATCGACATCCGCATCGATCAGTTGCACAACACTTGCGGCATCAAGAACCGCGAACAGCTCTGTGCTGAACTGCTCCACCTTCGCAAGTACCTCGACGAATGACCACCACGCAACTCGACCAGCAGCGCGCCGACATGATGGAGGCGCTGTATCAACGCAGCGGCCGTCAGGAGTTGCCGTATGGCCATCCACTGCGTGGCACCCTCACCGGCCTGTGGGAGGAGTTTGCGCTCGACATCGCCGCAAACTTCCGTGACACGGACTACGCCACACTGCTCGACCGAGTGGTGAAGGCAATGGATGAGGCCGAATCGGTGATGACGCAGAAGCAGGCGCAACAGGCCATTGAGGTGTGCCGCCAGGTGCTGATGGGTGAGAAGTGGCGGTGAAGGCGCCGACCAGCACCAGCTTCAAGCCAGGCCATGTGCCCGGCAACGCTGTATTGACGCCGCAGAACGCCATCGACATCCGCAAGCTGTACGCCAGCGGCTGGACAATCAAACAGCTGACCGCCATCTATGGGATCAGCTTCACCCACATCCACAACATCATCACCCGCAAGAAATGGAAGAACGCAGAACAGCAAGCGACCTCGTGAACCACCCCCCGCACTATCAGGCGGGCACTATCGAGGCCATCGACTTCATCGAGTCGGTGATCGCCGATGCACCGCACATGGTCCCGGCATACCTGCAGGGGCAGGCGCTCAAGTACATGATCCGCATGTGGCTCAAGGGGAACGCGCTCGAGGATGCCCTGAAAGCGGAGTGGTATCTGAATCGACTCATTGCCAAGATGGAGTCATGCTCGAACATCTCCGCCTGAACTGGCTTGAGCGACAAGCGCTGCGGATCCTATGCCGCAGCGAGCGCATCGGCCTGCTGGTGGTGAAGCGCCACGGCTCTCGGATGGTCTTCATCGTGCGGGATCAGACCGATCCGATCGACATCACGCAGGCCGATGAACCGCTATCGATGCAGCTCGAGCGGTTGTATCACCAGCCGAGCTATGGAGAGGATGAATGATCAGGTTGCACGCTGGCCGATTACTGCTGGTGTGCGACCGCATCGATCGGACATGGCACGCACGCGTGATCCTTGGTCCGAAGGCTGAGCACCAAGTCGAGGTGGACACTGGCACCAACAGCCTGCACGATGCGCTGCTGAAGGCTGAGGCAGTCTTCCAGGCGGCGGTGGCCAGCATCAGACCGGAGACGGCCAGCGTGATGTGCTGGGACTGCATCCAGT